AGCAGGAAAGCAGGAAACCAGGAAAGCAGGAAAGCAGGAAAGCAGGAAAGCAGGAAAGCAGGAAAGCAGGAACGTAGAAAAGAAAGGAACAGCATCCCATAAACGGCAGCGAAACCGTTCAATTTTTTCACGTTCATAATTCCGGTTTTTGTGTAGTAACCCAACGCTTCTTATACGTTTTCGGCTTCCGGGGTATTGGAAATACGTTATGGTTTTTATGTTTTTTATGTTTTACAGTGTTTGGGCTGTATTTCTTTCCAGAGCAATACACATTCATAAAATCTATGCGACCTGTAACGATTGAAACAAGAGATTTCATAGAATAGCTTTCAAGCAAGGACGTAATCACAGGAGATTGTAAGAAATCCAAAATGCGTTTTCGATGTATAGTTTTCCAGCGGTCACACACAGTTTTGAAATTTAATTCTGGGTCTAATAAATCCATAAAATATTTCGCTCGTGTTTTTACAGAATACTCTGCCATAGTTTGAATATTCGGAACATTTCGTTTTGTAAAAGCCTTTCCTTTCGGTTCGCCCTGGGCTCTATACAATAACGCACCGCCCAAATCAATAACATATAGATTTGTATAGTCATATGACCCGTCGCTCAGTTTGGGTACAATGTAATTTTCGTAATTCTTCGCGTCCCAATTCGCAAAGAGGGCATGGACGACATAGTCACGCTGTATTGTACTTTTAATACGTTCTGTTTGTTCTCTTGTACGTCCCTTGATATTCATAGGTATTTCACCATCAATATATTCAAGTAGAATACCGACGGGTTTTGTATCGTCGTACGTCAGAAATACATCTGGAACGCGTACATCAGCAAGTTTATACACTTTAAACGCAATATATTCATTGATTGCGTGTTTCACAGATATTCCAGTTTTATAAATATACAGTGTATCTTTATAAGTTACGACTTGCGCCCCAGTACTACCTCCGAGTTTGATAGTCTCGTTCATACGTAGGTCTTTGAATTGGACTGTGTCCATCCTATTGTGAGGTGATTTATTCGGCACGTTGTTTTTTTAGTTTCATCGTTTTTCGTCGCCACGTTTCAATACGTTTGGCTAATTTGACCGCGTCATACATCTTTTGATTCTTACATTTCGTTAAAATTCCCTCTCGTAAATAACTGACTAAACTTAAGCGTTGACTGGTTTCATCTGTAGGTTTCAGCGGGCTATTTCCATGGACCTGGTGCACGTCCATGGCTAGGAAATCACCTGTTCGGCAATCTACTGCAACTCCGTATTGAGGAAATCCTGTAAATGCGCCTTCGTATTTCGAACCGTGTTCAATAACGACCAAATTACCGAACCCTTTCTTGAAATCACCACTATCCGTATGTGCTGCTGTACGGAAATTCAAATTCGTAGTGACTGTGGAGAAAGCGGTTCCTTCGATGTGAAAGGCTGTTTGTTTTGCTGCGGCGCGTTGCTCTTTATGTTCCTCGGGGCAAAGTAGCTTGTATTGCGCATCAATTTCTTTTATAAGGGGAATTACTCTACGCCATTTCTCAGGATAGCGCGATGTGAACGATGTTAAGCGACACGGACCGGGATACTTGATACCTGAATTTCTAAATATAGCTTTTTGACTCATAGCCCATTTGTCAAAATATCCAAGAATATTGGACATCACTGGATTTTTATTACCCGTTGCTAAACCCTTATTTGACCCACTCGCTATACCGCGGTCCGTCGAGGTCTGTTTCATAAAGTCCTTCAAAGCATCATACGCATCGTCAATGGCTTTCTTAGACAATACGTTTTTACGAAAGCGTAAGAGTAATTCCCCATCTTCTGTATATACGTCCGCATCCTCTTTTAGAACAACCTTAAAATCCTTTTCTTCGATAAAGTGACTTTGGTAATCAAACATTGCGGAATCTGGCATTATTTTTTTTACTGTATAAACGGGCACTTTACCCATTTGTTCCCTATACAAGTTTATTATTTTTTGTTCGCATTATTCATACGTTATGGTATTTCCAACTTCGTTCGCGTGAAGTAAATGAACAACATCTAACGAGTCCTTACGCCCTAAGCGCATCGCGCGTCCAACAATCTGTGTTTCTAATTCAGCGGTCATTCTATGAAATAGAACAACATGCGTCGCAATTTCAATATTCAGACCCGCGCCCATATTTCGCGCATTTAAAAATAGAACATTATACTTTCCATTCTTAAACTCCGTAAGAAGTTTATTAATACGTGCTTGCGATCCATTCACCGTCGCAAACCGAATTTCATTCTCACGCAGTGTACTTTCCATTCCTTGAAACGTCGTATCGTAGCCGCTAAACATCAGCACTTTCGCTTTCGGATGCTTTTTCATAAATCGCAAAAAAGAATCGCGTTTATTCATCATAAGCGTATCTGTATCTGATATTATATTCTCTTCGGGTGCACCGGATGCTTTTTCACCAACAACCTGTATGTCTTTCAAATCCGTAATACGTGAGCGGCAGAGAGGACATGCACTAACGCGTTTCAAGGATTGGCATAGACACGAAAAACAGAATAATTGACTACAACATGGCGTAACGGCTGGATTACTAACTTCACAATAACAAATTGGACACGTCTGTTCTTCAGCTTTTTCTATACGTTCTTGAATTGCGGTGATACGACTTTCAATACTCGCAATTTTCTGTTCGCACGCTTCCAACGCCTTCTGTTTTGCCGAATCAGCACTATATGTTATTGTTTTCTTATATTCGTAGGTTAATTTCGCTTGTTTCAATTCTTCATAGAGTGATTTTGTCACCGCGCTCGTGATTTCTGTACTCGTCTGCGTACTCATACCAATCGATTCAAGAGCACCCTCAAGGTCACCCGCATTCAATCGCTCAAGAAGATCCGGTGAAATAAACGTATCTAGTACACGAATATTTGCTGGTGTCGTACAAATTATATTTGTATGTGTGACCGTCGGTGTAGAAAAACTTTGTTGAATATACTCTTCTGAATTATGAATTATCAATCGCGCTGCTTGACATCCAACCGCGTTAATCGCAATTCCCGCATATCCATTGGATATTGAACACATGCGACGTACTATATTAATATGGCGACACCCTGCTATAGATAAGTATTGATTCGACCCATTGAGTTTCATAACACGTTCTACGACCGACGGAGGTGTTTCAGGAAATGGAGAATACGCAGATGTCACATTTAAATACGTTCCCGAAGCAAATACTAAATTCATCCAACTCGCTGTAATAAACCAATAAAACAACCCGTGTATTTCATCATAATCTGTAGAAATCGAAATTGTATCGGCTTCATCAATAAATACGCGTTTCCATAAAATACGACGAACAGGATGAAACTGCTTGAATGTACTCCACATTGTAGAACTTACAAACAAAGCATCGTATGTTTCAATATCCTTTAGCGTATCTTCATGTGCTGCATCTAACTTTTTCTTGATAAATTTCGCTTTTAGATTCGTATCTCGCAATACGTAGGTTTCCCATTGTGTAATAAGTGCGTGAGGTACAATAAATAAGGAGGTTGTATAGGGTGTTAGGACGTGTCCTTGCGCAGTCCGTAATTGACTACGCGTTCTCAATAACCCTACGTCCCGTCCGTCACCTAACGAAGAACCACGACTCCAATATTCTGTATAGTTCGTGGACGGCGCGGGTGCTTTTACTAGCGCGAGCGCGGTGAGGGATTTTCCTGAGCCGACGCGGTCACCTAAAATACCGTAGGACGAAAATAACCGCCCACCGACTACATCACCTGCTATACTTCCTACATCTATTCCATCGCATTTCGCTTGTTCAAGATGTAGAGCAGCGCTAACTGCGCTCTGCTGATGCTGTAATAAGGGCATCTTAATCCACGCGGGTGTAGCTACTTTTGGGCTACTGTTCGTTAATTCTTGACTAAACAGTGCTTCAAAAAATGCCCAAATCTTTTGTCGTGTTGGTATGGACATTTCTAAACGTCTCTTTGCTTTTCCAGTTTTAGACCGTTGCTCCTGTTTTGTATTCTTGTATTCTTTCGTCGTTGAAAACAATAATAGACAATTATAAAGTAGATGTATAAAGCATTACATCGTGATAATCACATACTATCACCTGATGCTTACAATATCGTCTATAAACGTGTAAAAACAGGTGCTCCTGTACTTTCTGCGACACAGCAATTTACTATACAACTCGTAGCATCACAATTTGTATCCGATATTCTGTATATACCCAAACCTCTGTCTATTCTTGACTTTTATACATATAGTATGGATATGATATGCGATTATAAACTCATAAATCCCGATTTATTACTAGACACCCTACCTGTTTTGAAAGAAATAATACGCTTTCTAAATTTCATGATTTCAAACAATTATTATGTATGTGGATTTCACATGTTATTGGATGCACAGAATCGTATTGCACTTATAGACTTCAGTCACGTAGGAATATTTTCAGGAAATATGAATACCGCGAATCCTTTGTTTCCTATAATTAAATTTCCAAAAGACAAGAAACTCTATACGTTTCACGATGCTTTACAAACGCACGGATTTCGGTTTATGTGTATTACCCATCCAATGTATATACAAAACGATAACGACAATATTTCAGGATCTGATATTTCAGGATCTGATATTTATGTTAATGATGAGTCTAAACATTAATTTCATTGGAAACTTTAATTATGGAGTGGCCGAAAAATCTCACAAAATCCTCAACGCATCCACCTGTGTCTATTTTAACACCTACCTACAATCGTCGCCGATTTATTCCTTGGTTGATTGAATGCGTACGAGCACAAACGTATCCTAAGGACCGCTTTGAATGGGTTATTTATGATGACGGAACCGAAAAGATAGAGGATTTGATTCGTCCGGTTGAAAAGGAACTCAATATTCGCTATTTCCAATCCGATGAGAAAGTCAATGTAGGTGCGAAACGCAATCGTCTTCATAAAGAAGCACGTGGTTCTATTTTTGTTACGATGGACGACGATGATTGGTATGCCCCCGAGCGTGTAGCGCACGCTGTACAAACATTGATTGGTAAGAAGGTTGATGTTGTAGGTAGTACCCGAAATCATCTCTATTATACGGATAATGGTGAAGTATGGTGCTGTGGTCCGTATGGACCGAATCATGCGACCTTCGGTACTATGGCTTACACGCGTGCCTATGCGCTCAAAAACCCTTGTGACGAAACGATAAAATTCGCCGAGGAATCAAAGTTCTTATGCGATTATAAAACACAGTTAGCGCAACTAGATCCAATGAAAGTTATGTTGGTCATGTGTCATTCTGAGAATACCTTCAGTAAGCATAAACTTCGTGAAACTCCCAACGATTTCATTCGTAAGACAGGACTCAAGTTGAAAAATTTCGTAAGGAGTGCTGAAATGCGTGAATTTTATTCAAAGGCGTAAGAAAACTTTATAGTAGTGACCAGTAGAGTGATGTCACTATTTGGTGATTTAACAAAGTTAAATCCGTTTCAGTTTCGGAATAGCGGATACACGAGTTCGAGTGTTACTTCATCGTTGTCTATTTTAAATAACGAATGGATTTTATACGTTTGTGTTGCCGTTTTCATCGTTATTGTATTATTTATGCTTATGGGGCGAACGATTGATATGAGTTGGTTGAAGTATATAGACCCTAGACCAACGAATTGGAAAATTAATCAACGCGCGAAATTATTCTTTCCACCAGGACCACAATTTTCAAATATGATTGTGACCGTTGATAAATCTCTACAGGGAATGGAAGATGATATATATAGTATGATTTTTGATTTTGTATTGTATGAATCGCGAAATTACAGATCGACTGAAAGCCCCTATCGGCATATTCTTCACCGAGGTTCCAATGAATTAACAAAAGCGACGGTAGGCGGTGCACTTCTTGGTGGTTGCTCAACAAACCCATCCGGTGAGTTACCACCGTTTGGATTACCGAAACGGTTGAACCCCGGTGTATTTCTAGACCCAAATACAAACGATATTCTTATTTTTGTAGATACAATCAAAGGGTCTGAAACATTCCGTGAATCCTTACGTGTTGTTGATATACCGTTGGATACACCTATTCGTATCGGCATTGTTATCAATAAACGTGTATTGGAAGTCTATATAAATTGCCGTTTAGAATCTACAAAGGTTTTACAAGGCGATCCGAAACTTGTTGAAAATGAATGGTATGCTATTGCGGGTCCTGAAGGTACGAAGGCGCAATTACAGAATCTGTATGTTTGGAAAGAATCGTTGAGTAGCGATGATATGAAATCATTATGTCCTGGACCTCCTACATTCTCCAAATTACGTCCTATATGTTCGAGTGCCGATGAACCGCTGGATAATGGGCGAAATTCGTCAAAAAAGATAGCCGCACCTATATCACTTGGCATAGCTTCGTCGCTTTCGACGTGTGGAAAGTAATTTGTCATAAGGTCGGATAGCTACAATTTATACTATAAGAAATACCAATAAAATTAGTATTATAAACAGAAATGTAATTTATGTTTATATTTTCTTAATGATACTAATCTAGTTTTATTAGTTTTATTGGAAGGGGTCGAAGGGGGGAGTTATCCCCCCTTAATTTGTAAGGAACTGGTAAGGAATGGATGACTTCGGTAACTTTGACGCTAGAAGGATAGGCGGTGGTTCTGGTTCTGGTTCTGGTTCTGGTTCTGCGACTGTCTCCCCTACGGCGTTATGGGTATTCGCAATAGTCGTTATATTGATAATCGGTGTCGCTGTCTATTGGTGGTTTCGCCCGAAAGCAAAAGATGTTACTGTTATGGGACCCTATATTTTAAAAGCCACACAAAGCGCAGAATCCACGGTCACTGTCTTCAATCAGGCGCAAATTGAAACATCTCTCGGTAACAATTTTACGCTGAGTTTCTTCGTCTATATGTCCGGCGTAAACCGTGAAAATATTCCTATTGGGGGTCCAAAAGGAGATTTCCGTTTCAAACCATTCTTATATATACTTGGCGTCGGTGATGTATTACTAGACCCTGTGCACCAAATTGCGCGTATTCGTATCAAACCTCTAGGTTCTACCGGATTTTTGGATAGGGATGGCATAGTAAATATTGATGTTGAAAATTTTATGATTGAACGTTGGAATCAATTGACGATTACAATAGAGGGTCGTACAGTGGATGTCTACATGAATGGTGCACTTGCGTCATCGACTCTATTAGCAAATCTACCAATACTAAACCCAGTCGGCGTTCTTTTAGAAACATCTCCGGATTTCGCAGGGCAAGCAGGTCTATTCCAAGGCTTCCCATTACGTTTAAAAGAAAATGAGGTTATTCGTAACTACAAACGCAATACGGACACACGTGGAAAACCGCTCATTCCCGATACACCCTTTTCAATAGAAGATGTCTGGAAGGAATTAACAAAAAGTTTATGTGATATCGGATTTTGTGGATTACGTATTGAAGTTGGCGGATTGGAATATGTCGATTACGAATACGCATAATCGTTTGGAATAGAGTCGTCTGTAAAGAATCTTTTGAAGACTCTTTACGAACGTGAAACGAGCGCACCAATAATTTATGGCTGTACGGTAGAAGCGTTATGGAAGGACTACGAGCTTTAGCTAGCAATAATCGCGGAACAATTATGAATGTTGTATATCTTATCGCATTCTTCGTAGTCATCTACTACTTATACAAATTCTTAATTCAGGGTTCCGACCTTGAGGTCAGCATCTTGGAAGCCGAGGTTGATGCTAACAAGCCGCAAGTTCTCATTATACCCAACTCGAATCCCGATGTTCGTGTGAAATATGGTGGTGAATATACCATAAGTTTTTGGATGTATATCACCAGCTGGGATTATCGTGCGGGACTACCGAAGAGTGTATTACAAATCGTAGATAGTTCGTTGCCGAAGAGTTCGCTATTTACATCCGTACTGTACCCGAATGAGGCGAAGATGATGATTCGTATTCATACGGACGGACAAAAGGGTGAGCAGACGGATTACACACTCAATAGCAACTTTGAGAATCTTCTTTCCGGACAAGGAGGCGCGCAGATGTTTGCGCCCAGCATTGGATCGCCTATGTGCGATTTACAAGATATTGACTTACAACGCTATATCAATGTCACCGTCAGCGTCAATGGTCGCATCGTAGATGTCTATTACGATGGCAAACTCAATCGTTCGTGTGTATTACCCGAATTACCCAGTGCACCCGCAACAGGCGTACAATCTGTAATTATCGGTCAGAAGGGCGGCTACGGTGGTAAGATTAGCGGTATCCAATTCTTTGCGTACCCCTTAACCCCAGACCGCATCTACGCTATTTACCAAGCGGGACCTGGTGGCGCTGCGGGTTTTATGGGTTATCTTGCCGATAAACTCGGTATTAAACTTACATATTCCGGTGCGAACAATGTACAAAAAACAGCCGTGCTCAACTAATAACTATAAAGAATGCTTAATTTATTTCATTCGTATATCACAACTACAATAGTATTGATATACTTTTCATACAATTGTACATTTTTTCATTTTACCGATATCATTTCTATATATAGTAAATAGAGGCAAAATGGAATACGCAGCAGCTCCGATAGGATTCATAATGAGTCGTGGTCTTGTATCGCAGTTAATTTTGACGATTCTTACAATATTCGTGGTATATATAATTATTACTATGTTTGAAGTCGTTGTCACTACCGTAAAGAAAATGAGTCAACAAACAACGGTGCTCTTTGCGGATACTACACCCGGCAAACAACTTATTGTACAGAACCCCGATGCTGAGAAACTCATTTACAACAGTCAAAATGAGAAACAAGGAATGGAATTCAGTTATTCCATGTACTTGTTTATATCGCCCGATACGTTTGAAGCGACAGTACAAGAAACCTGCGGTGCGTCCAACAATAAACCGACCTATCTCAAACATATTATGCACAAGGGGTCCAAAGATGGCTACCCTCTTATGGCTCCCGGATTATTCGTAGAGGGTAATAAGAACACACTGCGTCTGTATATGAATTCTACTACGAAACCCGATAACTACGTCGAAATTCCCAATATTCCTATCGGTAAGTGGTTCCATCTTGTCATTTCGCTAAAGGGTAAATACTTAGATGTATATGTCAATGGTAACGTAAGCGTTCGCCACCAATTCGACGTTGTACCAAAACTCAACTTTGGTAACGTGTATGTCCTTTACCCCATACAATTCCCCAAGGCTGGTAATCGTATCGAGACGAATTTCCGCGTTGATAACGCGGCGAAAGGTATGGTATCGCGTCTCAATTATTACGCGTACGCGCTCAACTATTCGCAGATTGATGCGTTGTATCGTGAAGGACCTTCTAAGGTTATTGTCAGCAATTCGTACACTGAAGTACCTCCCTATTTCCACGATGATTGGTGGGTGAATAAGTATTAGACTGTTGTAGGGATGGATAAGTCCATAAAGTCCTATACGAATCACAATAAAATTAGTATTATGAAAATGGATTGAATTCATTTTTATAATTGCTTATATTGACAATTTCAATTTCCGGATAGCATTGGCACTGCGTAGTGGGGGTTAAAAAAAGGGGGGGCGGTAGCCCCCTCAGACTGTTGTACTTACTCCGGCGGTTTGTGGGTGGACCCGAGTTATAATTTCATCAACATGTGTATCCAGCATTTTGATTAAATTACCACGTTCCTCACAAATAGAATCAATCATAGATGCGTCTAATGTATCAGGTAATACAATCGGTGTATCAGCGTCAATATCAAATTCTATAGCAGTACGAAATTTATACAATGTATTATTAAAACGACTTATTATAAGTCTAGATAAAACGGAAAATGCTAAATGTATCGACGCAGACATACTATAACCCGCCGAATGAAGTTTATTGTTCTGCGTATCCGTAAGAACATAGTGGCAACCGTAGATAATCTTCATCATTTCCGATGTCGGAATATTTTCATACATTTGTAAAGCATGTTTTGTTTTCACAGGTACACATTTGCGACAGATATAATGTAACTGAATTGTTTTTGAACAATTCAGTCTATCTAAAATAGCTGTATTCATATCACCCCCTCCAATAATCGCAATATGAATATCAGGGTTCAAGGATGCTATTTTTTCAATGGGATTCATAATTGGAAAGCAAGGAAGTGCCCATTTATGATAGTTTCTCACAAACGGACGCGTCGCTATATGATTTTCAAACGCTATTGAGGGTTTACGGTTCATTACGCTATGGTCTATGCAAATAATTTTGTTTCGAAGTTCAATATCCCACGTATCCGCTATTTGTACATCGTCGTCTGTTGTTATAAATAGTATATCATAGGATTCTTTTGTAAGAAGTAATCGTTTTCTATTCGTAGTGTCTGATGCGTTGAATTCCAAAAAGGTTAATTTTGTAAAGTGTGGAAATAACGCAAGATATACCTTGAACCAGTCATTCGAATCTTTACTTTCTGTGAAAATGTCTAACGTTATTCCACGCTTTTGACAATAATGGATAATATAACCAAACATTTCAAAATGAAAAGGGAACCCGTTAATAATTGCGGCTTTCATTCTGTTTTACACTCATATAACTTTTATTTAGACCCGATTTCCATCATCGTTCAGAAAACTACTTCGCAAACTTGAGACCGCCCAAACCATTTGTAATATCTAAAAAGTTCAAGGTTTCTACAAAGACTTGTAATTCATATGTATAATTTGCTAAATAAGGAATCGGTTCAACATCTACATCTAGTTCAAGTCTGTCAATACGACTCGTATTCAGCGTGCCATTGGGTTGTTCAACAGCCGACGAATTCAATGCGAAACTGTATGTGTGTAAGGGATACATTTCCGATTGACTCGCTAGACTGTAGTCCTTAAAAGGCGCAGCATTTCCATTCAAATAACGATACGGTACATATTCTGTGTAATACGAAGAGTCAATTGAATCATATAAAGGAGTACCATTCGCTGTCATGAAAACATTACGAAGAATACGTCGTTGTATTCCCGCAAGATTTATTCCAGAACCACCTATTTGAATAGGAATACCATTTGCTGTGACATGTTTGGGATAATTGGCAAGTGGGAATGCTACAGGTCGTTTCGCTCCCTGTTGATAAATCCAATTCGTTAAATTTGTAGGTTGATTGCGGTAGGGTATTGCGTCCGAACGTCGCCCAAAATAGACAACACGTGTCGCAATATTGTGCACATCCAAACGATATGTATTGCGTGTGTTAATTCCGTAAAATTGGAAATTCTGTATCTGCCGAACATTGTAACGGAGCGTTTTTTGTACAAAAGCACGTTGTTCTTCCTGTGTAACAAAGGTATAGGTAGCTTCTAAAGTCGCATTGAGCGGCCAACCATCGTTAAACGGTGCCGTCCCGAAATCCGTTAAAAAATGTTTCATAGATCCTGATGGGTCGTACGTATTACCATATAAGTTATTCAAGGATTCTGGTAAAGGTCCATATAATGCTGGATTCCAAACATTCGGATATTGGTCTGTTGGAATATAGGGTAACGATTTTGTATTAGAACGGAGTCGTACGCCACTTACATCTAGAATCGTATATAAATCGCGTATCGGGCGCATCTTTATTGTAATTTCAGCATCGTGATACTGTAACGCAATAAGTGGTAACGAATTGGAAATATAATCGCTAAACCATAGTCCGAGTGGTATTCGTAATATACGACCCGGAATACTCGGGGAATTATTTTGCGTTGCTCCGCCTACTGTCGCAATCACATTGGGATACGGATTCGCAGGATTCGTAGAATCAGCATATAAGCCGTTCGCAGGGTCAAAATATTCCGGTGTATCGCCAACCATGGCACGCCACTGTTCGTACTTATCATCCGACATATCCAACAATGCACGTGCGCTTATCCAATCACTATTGAATTCTTGGATTGTCTGACCACCAATCGTAAATGTTATCGTATCTATCAGTCGCACACCGATTTGTCGCACCCAGGCAAATTCATAGACACGGTTTAATGTAAAATGGATACTATCGGTTGTAGATATGAAGGCTTTGCTAAATATATCCGGTAATTGAACACGCAATACTAGGTCACTTAATAAATCACCTTGTCGTGGTATGGTCGTTTTTAATAAGATAGGCGCATCCATCAAGAGTAGGTCCGGACCTTCTAAGGGAATCTGAATTGGTTCTTGTGAAAAGTGTGTATATTTCTTATAGACTTTATAAAACCACGTTGTTTCTGGATTTCCGTTGAGTTGCGCATTTTCATTGCCATAACATACGAGTGCTAATAAACCACCCGGCATACTACTCATGGGCGAACGTATTTGATAAGGTATGGCGTACGCAGCCAAACTTTTTAACCCACCCTCAATAAATGAACAACAATCTATTATCAAATAGTGAACCGACACAGAATTTGAATATGTATTATATCTACGGTGGTATCGCTGCGCTATTGATTGTCTTAGTTGCTGTTGGGAGCTTTCTAACGTATTCGCAATGGCATGCATCGCCGTGGTATAGCGACCGTGCGGCTGCGTATCAGAATATGTGGACGTGGTGGAATCCACCTTCGTCCGCATTAAATACGAGCGGATCTCTTCAACAGGTTTCTACGGGAATTCTACAACCCGCAGCACCCGCAACGAGTAGCACATCCGAACGTCATCCTGAAGGACCGTCCGAATCCTGGTGTTTTGTAGGTGAAGATTTAACGGGACGCTATTGCTTGAAAGTACCTTCCGATGTAAGTTGTGATGCGGAACGTCTATTCCGAACACGACGGGATTGCGAACTTCTTCCTGCCAATAAACTCACAGCAGGTATTGTAACCCGTAATGGGACAGATATGAAACCATTAAGTTCGTTAATGCTCTCGTAAAGCCGAATAACTTTATAACATCGCCCAGTAGAGTATGAGTTTCTTAGAACGTGTTATAAACCGGGTTACGAGTAACCCGGAAGCCGATGCGGCGTATAATGCACAACTCGCAAAAAATCGCGAAGCCTGTACAAAAGAACTCGCAATATGGCAAACGAAATCAAACGAACTTAGCGTCGAGGATTTTAAAAAATCCACATTGCCAGAGGATTTACTCTATTTCAAACAATTTATTACGACTCGTCTCGCTGTTTTACGACCTAAATTGCTATCGCAAGAAGCGATTGATGCTCTCAATGCTACCAAAGATACGGAAAATTACAATCTTATGATGACAACCCGACTAGACCGTACTCAGTTTAAGAAGTTGTTAGAAATGGGAGATCCATTCTATAAACGGGCGGTTGATGATTTTAAAGAGCGAAAAATACCTGAACCACCGGAATTTAAACAACTTCTCGCAATTGCGCATGACGGTTTAAAATGGTTTGATATAACTAAATTTGTGGAAAAAGATGTTTATGCGGATAAATTGAAAGAGATGGAAACGAAAGGGCGTGAGATTTTGATAAAACTCGACGCGGATTTAAGAAATCCGGATGCAGTGAAAGCTGCGGCGGTAAATAGACATAATGCGGAAATGGATACATTTAGTATTCCACGTATGATTGCAAAAATTCTTGGTATTATTTTTACGATTGTTGGTTCATTTCTACTCATATTTCTTGGGCTATTTGGCGCGTCACTCGCTACAAATTTGAACTTATATCGCGGTGCCTGGTTTCGTGTCTTGTATGCAGTCTACGGATTCTTATATTTCTTTTTAGT